GGAAATGTACGACAAACGCCAGCGGGGACAATCTCTCCCCATTTACCCATTGCATACTCGGTGAGCTGACCTTCTCGGCCCTCTTCTGTGAGAAAGCTAGAGTTAGCGTGGTGTACTACGGCTGCCGCATCACCACGAGGTTTTACTTGCACAGCTTTAATACATCTATTTTCTGTTACTCCAGAATCTACAATCTCTTTGCTCCATAAATCGTTTCCATTCGCGGGAATGTCATAAGGGCTAGAAGCAACTATTGTGTCAGGTTGACCAAAAAGCGGAGAAAATCTCCATTGGTCAGGGTCTGGAATGTCCGGTAGTTGGGGTACCACATCAGTATCACCATAAGGCGAGCCTGCATTTACCCAAGCTACAATAGTATCAATCTGTTCTTGCGAGAGTCTCCAGTCGCCTTCGAGATCCTGTATGCCAATGTGCTGGTCATAGGCATAAGGCGGCATTTCTCGATTCGCTACTCTCATTTGTATAAGTGGAGCCCAGGGCCTTACTTGTTCATAAGTTTCAAAACTCATAGGGCCTACACCGCCTGGACGGTGGCAGGTTACACAGTTATTATTAATTATATCAGCAACTCCATCAGTATAAGTAGGCTCCTGTGCGAAACCTAAAGCTGGAAGTGCTATTGCTAGTGCTAGTGCTTTTTTCATATTTTCTCCTTACTTATATTACTTGCTTGGCTCATAAAAAACATGATCTCCGATTTGCGTTACATACCTCATGTGGTTTGCCCACTTCGGGGCAACTCTCTCTGCATGGTAATGTAACGAATCACCGACCAAGTTTGGTTTGGCTATATGTAGCATGGAGTAGGCTACAGTATAGGCTTCCTGCCAAGCCTTGACATCTCGAATGTGCTCTCTTTTTCCGTCACACTGCCAACTAAACTGACATTGATGTCTATACGGAAAACTCGCACGACTTCTGCGAGCGTCTAATACTACTGCACAGATACTATCAGGGTATTTATCACTGTGTACTCTGTTCAGTGTAACTTCTGCAACTGCAAGTTGCCCTCTCAGGTCTTCTCCTCTCGCTTCAAAGTAAATGTTCGTAGCAAGACAAATAAGATCGAAAGCAAGTGCAACGCTAATCATGTTTGCCACTATTTACATAGTGTCCAAACCAAACAGCTCCCGCGCCCACAATCACTGAGATAAGCCCAGCCTGTGAGGTATTTGGTTCTTCGAGAGCCATAAACCACATTGTACTTTCATAGAATAAATAAATGTAAGTACCAATAAAAAGTCGAGGAAAGATTCGCCAGGAGTCAACAGTACGAGCATAATCCTTCCATCTACTCAGATTCTCTTCTTTTGCATCGAGAAGATGTTGATTGTTGAGTAAGTGTGCATACTCTTCAAGTTCGATGGTTACTGTATTTACTCGAGGTGCTGTTTCTTCCATAGTTTATCCATAAGTAAATTTTCTTAGCCTTGTATTTACGGCTGCAGTATAGCTGGAGCAGATATAGAACTCATTTCGCTCTGGAATTATTTGAATAGAATGAATAGTAAGCTGAGTAGTCGCCGCGGGGTCTATCTCGCTGTGTCCCAATTGTACAGTGTTTACAAGTGAAGCGGTATTTGCGTCCCACGGAGTAGACATTTCGTAAACATCAAATTCGTGATAAGCATCACCAGAGAATTTGTAACCAACAATTGCGTAATTTCCTGCCACATCTACTGCAAATAACCTATTTTCAGGCGCTACGGCTTTAGCTGGCAAAACGTAAGAGGTGGGCGTAATTGAAGTCAAAGACACTGTAGTATCGAAAGGATTTGCTAGCTGGTGGTTCGCACCAAAGCTTACTCCTCCTGTACCGCCCCTACTGAGTACAAGAAATTTTTGGCCTTCCACTAGATCTAAAGCAAATCCAGCAGCAGCGGTAGTGTAGCCGTTATTAAGATTCGTACGGTTAGTACCTGAATTGACGTCATACGCAGTATTTAATCGGAATCGGAATATATCATCAGCTGTTCCACTTTGCGTGATAGCAAATATGTCTAAGCCATTATTAGCAACTTGAAAAGTTTGCAAACCCGAAGTACCGGTAGCTAGTGAATAGGTAATGGGCGCGCCGGCGGCAGAGATTCCTGTTATATCATAAGACGTAATAAAAGGTCTATCCTGAAATTGATCATTAGCTTCATATATTCTTAGGGCATAATTACCATTGTCGAAAGTATCCACCCAAAACATATCTGTGTTACTTGGAGCGCCTAATTCTCTTTCTTGAGCGACCACGATTGATCCAGAAAGAGGAATGGTTATTCCGGCACCACCACCACGGCCTCGAAGACCTCGCTTCAAGTCGCGTTTTATTCCACTCTTTATTGCAGCTTTGAGGCTCATAGACGGTTAATAAATATAGGAATATTGGGGGCGGGAGAACCGGCTCCGGTAACGCTCACAGCGATTTCCAGGTTAGGGCCAATCAGATAAGACTGTTGATCTCCCGCAACAAGAGTATTGTCAAGAGAGGCAAAAGCTCCACTACTTCCTTTCTGTCTCCAACGAATGTCTAGGGTAGCTCCTTCAAAAGTTGCGCCCGAATCTATAATAACGGCAATGCCAGTACCTTCTGAGTTACCAGCTACCAGCTCAGTAACATTTCCAGTTAAAGTTCTTTGAAACATAATTTACTCGATAATTGACTTGGCTTTGAGCCTTTATAAAAGGGTAGGGGGTAGTACGGCCTAAGGTTACCGTACTACCCCCACAGACGGGAAGATTGCTTACTGTGGTTGTAAGTCTGACATCTATCGGGAGCCATCTGTAAACTGTGCAAATTGCTTGCTAGTAGATTTATTCTTATAACATAAGATATCTATATTATAAAATAAAAGCACCTAATAAGTCAAGAACTATTTTTAGGAGGTTAACAGTAAGGATCAAAATCCGCCCATTCGTCTGCCTCGCTCGGCTCATAATACTCCTCTCTTGCTACTTCTTCTTGAATAGCAAACAAGACAAGTTCTTTCGCCTGTTCAAAGCTGATGTTAAATCTCACCATACATTCTCTAGCAACTTCTTCTTCGGGTTCTCCCCACATTGCCATTACGATGCTTTCTACTTCTTTTTCAAGGTTCATTTTCCTATGTCCTTAATATTACTCTTTGAGATAAGCTGGTAGGCTCCTTTGTTATAAGCAGGAGCTACCGTGTGATTACTCTTTGGCCTATCTACTTTCGAGACATTTATGCCGCCACTATCAAAAGATGGATAGTCTGGCGTTTCTCTTCTTGCCGTGCGGGTTGGAGGTGTGTATACATCTTTGCTCATTTGCCTGGACTTTTTCCTCGGCAACTTCTTTTTTCTCCTGCCGCTAGTTGTATAATTCATGCTTCCGACGATAAATATATTGGGTCTCCTTCGCCCTGCGCTTCTAAAGTTACTCTTTTCTTGTTTCCTGATACGGTTCCTGCAGAAATTCTAGTGAGGTAGACAATTTGGTCATTCTTATGCGACCACTCGGCGACGATGCGCCGAGCCATTGTTTTCGCTCTACAGAGTGAGTTTGCTTCTACCTCAACTATAAATTTCAAATGTCACCCGCAGCTCGATTTTCGCTTCGTACTACTTCAAAGCCATTTGGGTATCGCTTTTCAAGTTTGTTAATATTCTCTTTGAGAACATCATCAAAGCTATAGCCAAGAGCGGTACAAGCATTTGCAAGATACCAGCAAATATCGCCAAGTTCTCGTTTCATATGATAGTGTTCGTCGCTAGTAAGAGGTTTACCCTGAAATATAATCTTCTTTACAATCTCAGAAAATTCTCCCATCTCACTAGACATACCGACTATCGCGGTAAGCAAAAGTGGGATGTTGAACATTGTATCAGTATCAATAGCATGAACCTTTCTCATAAAGGCATCTAGGTCTTTAGACTCGTTGCTAGTTGTACTAAGTACAAAGTGTTGATAATCGTTAATCATTTAC